GTAAAATCAGTTGATTGTGATTATATGGTAATCAACGCATCTGATGAGAATAACGTAGATACAGTCCGTAATAAGGTAAAGAACTTCGCATCCTCAATGGGATTCAAAAAGTGGAAGATTATTATCTTAGATGAGTTTGATTACATGTCTCCAAACGCACAAGCGATTCTTCGTAATTTGATGGAGACATTCTCACAACATTGTAGATTCATTTTGACTTGTAATTATGTTGAGAAGGTAATTGACCCGATTCAATCTCGTTGTCAATCATTCCAAATCATACCTCCAACTAAGAAGGATGTAGCTGTTCAAATCTCAAAGATTTTGGGAGCAGAAGGTGTATCATTCGAACCAAAGGAGTTAGTTCCAATTATTGATGCTGGATATCCTGATATTCGTAAGATTATCAATACTTGTCAAATGAACTCCGTTAAAGGTAAGTTACAAGTAGATACTCAGAACCTATTGGAGAATGATTACAAAACGAAAGTGTTGGATATTCTTAAATCATCGGATGATAAGAGAAACAAATATACCAATATGAGGCAAACTATTATTAATAGTAGAGTAACTGATTTCTCAGAATTATTCACTCTATTGTATGAGAAGGTAGATGAGTACGCTCCATCAAACACAGCAAATGTAATCATCGCATTATCCGAAGGACAGAGTAAACACTTTAACGCTATTGATAAAGAGATTCCAATGGCAGCAACACTAATAGAAATTCTAAACTTAATTTAAGATGGCAAAAATTGTAGGAATGGGTGGTAATAAACCACAAAAAGCATCAGAACAACCAACGCAAGCTGGGCAACCTCAAATCGATTTGGGTAAATCTAAACCAATCGTATGTGGAAGTTGTGGTGATGATGTATTTGTAACCGCAGGTAAGTTTCGTAAGATTTCAAAATTGATTACTGGTACACCGCAAGATGTAGTAGTTCCAATTGATGTAATGTTATGTGCTAATTGTGGTGAGATTTGTGAAGAGTTGATGCCTGAACAATTGAAAGCATTAATGGAGTTGGATAAAATTAACGCAGAAAAGAATGCCTAAGAGTTTGTTCGACCACATCAAAGCAATTACTAATGAGCAAGACCCAAAGTATTGGGATAAGTTAGAAGAGGCTGATAAACGTACTTGGAGCAACTATATGGTGTTTCGTTTTCTATCTATGAAGTATGAGTGGGTAGAAACAATAGCAACCATTCAGCCATATCTGCAGGAAGTTCCACCAAAAGCATTGTACTTAGCTCTAATCGATATACTCCCAAAAGGTAGACACTTTATGAAGTATATGAAACCAAAGGGAGCTGATAAATACGAAGGATGGTTGGTACAATTGGTGGCTAACCATTATGAAGTATCTAAGTTGGAAGCTGAAGATTACTTAAAGATTCTATACGCTACTAAAAGTGGTAAAGAGAAGATAAAGGAATTGGCTGAAGATTATGGTACGGAAACGAAAGTAATAAAAAAGTTAAAGTTGAAAGTTTAAAAGAGAAAAGTTTGGTAATCCCAAACTTTTTTCGTATATTTGTATATCAAACAAAAGATTATGGCAAGAGTAAGTTTTTCACAATATTCAACATATTCATCATGTCCTCAACAATATAAGTTGAGATACATAGATAAGTTAGGGGAATCATCCGCTAACATATATACGATTTTCGGTACGGCTATTCACGAAACAATCCAACATTTCCTTTCGGTAATGTATGGTGTTTCTAAGAAACAAGCAATGGAAATCAATACCGATAAATTGTTGTTGGATTGGATGAGAAAAGAATACATCAAAGAGAACGAAAAGTTAAGTGAAGGTACAATATGTACTCAGTTAGAATTAGAAGAGTTCTATGGAGATGGTAGGAGAATATTAGAGTGGTTCAAAAAGAAATTAGATAAGTTCTATACAAAGGCTGGTTTTGAGTTGGTAGGAATTGAAATTCCACTAAACGCTAAAATCAAAGAAGGTGTACAATTCATCGGTTTTGTGGATGTGGTAATGAGAGATTTATCAGATAATTCAATCATCATTATTGATTTGAAAACATCAACAATGGGGTGGAACAAATACGCTAAAGCTGATAAGTTTAAGAACGCTCAGATTGTTCTATATAAGAAATACTATTCTGAGTTATTCAATATTCCATTGGATAAGATTAAGGTGGAGTATCAGATTATGAGAAGAAAACTCTATGAAGATGCACCATTCCCAATCCCATATATGTCAAAGCACATACCTGCAAATGGTAAACCAACTGTAAATAAGATTTACAATGAGTTCATCAACTTTGTAAATGATGTATTTGATGATGAAGGTAAATTCATACAAAAAGAATACCCAAAGCAGCCAGGTGAAAGGCAAAAGAATTGTAAATTTTGTGAGTTTGGTAGACGAGGATTGTGTGATAAGAAGCCATCTTAGAAATTCTATATATATTTATATAAAAATATAAGTTATATATACTTATATACAAACACAAATGTATATATAATGAAAGCAGAAACAAAGCTAACAACTGTAAAGATTTTGAAAGGTGTTTATTCGAACTTCAAACAAGTTTCATTTGAATCCGATGTTACACTTCAAAAATTAGTAAATAGAACTGTGGAAAGATATGTAAGTGATGGTGATTTCAGAGAAGAAATGAATGAATATCTAAAACTACAAATCTCAGGTTCACAATTTTAAGATAAAAGTTATAATAATAAGTTATGAGTAAAAAGAAAAAGATTCTTCTTCTTTCCGATGATATGCGAATGAGTAGTGGTATCGCTACTATGAGTAAATCATTGGTAATGGGAACTATTAATAAATACGATTGGTTCCAAGTGGGTGCAGCTGTAAATCACCCTGATAAAGGTAAGGTATTGGATTTATCTGGAGATATCCAAAAACGAACTGGTGTAGAGGATGCTAGTGTAAAGATTCTACCTTGGAGTGGATATGGTAATGCTGATTTGTTAAGACAGATTATGAATTCAGAAAAACCCGATGCAATTCTACACTTTACGGACCCTCGTTATTGGACATGGTTATATGATATGGAGCATGAAATTAGAGAGAATTGTCCAATCCTTTATTACACAATTTGGGATGATTTACCAGACCCACAATACAATCGAAATTATTATGAAAGTTGTGATTGGTTAGGAGCAATTTCTCGTCAAACTTATGGTATCGTTTCTCGATTGACAGCATTGACTGATAAACCAACGTGGAAACCTCACAAAGATTGGCAGGTATCATATGTACCGCATGGTATTGAACCAACTGAATTTAAACCAGTAGATGTACCAACTGATTTTAGAAACAAAATCTTAGGTGGTAAGGATTATGATTATGTATTCTTCTGGTCAAATAGAAACATCCGTAGAAAACAACCATCGGATGTGATTATGGCATTTAAAGATTTTTGTGATAGAATTGGTGAAGAAAAAGCTAAGAAGGTTGCACTTCTAATGCACACCACACCTGTGGACCAAAATGGTACGGATTTACCAAAGGTAGCTCAAACATTAGCACCTGATTGTAATGTAATATTCTCAACTCAGAAATTATCAACCGAACAACTTAATTACCTATACAACATTGGAGATGTAACAATCAACATTGCTGGTAATGAAGGATTTGGGTTAACAACCGCAGAATCGGTAATGGCTGGTACACCAATCATTGTGAATGTAACTGGTGGATTGCAAGACCAATGTGGTTTCAAATTGGATGGTAAGTACTTAACCGCTGAAGATTACATCGAAATCGGTTCACTTCACAAATGGAGAGATTGGGAAGATAAAGTAACTTGGGGAGAATGGGCTAGGCCGATATGGAGTAGAGCACAATCACTCACTGGTTCCGTTCCAACACCATACATTTGGGATGATAAAGTTGATATCTACGATGTAGCAACAGCTATGGAAGAGATGTATAGCAAATCGAAGGAAGAGTTGAAGAAAAATGGTTTAGAAGGTAGAAGAGCATTTATTGAAGATATGGGATTGACCAAAGAAAATATGTGTCAACAATTGGTAAATGGTATTGAATCTACTTTTGAAAATTGGAAACCAAGACAACGTTACGAACTATTCAAAATCAAATAGGATGATGTATATTAAAAAAACACAAGAATACTTTGATAAGTTTAGTGGTAAGGATATTAGAGGATTATCTCACATCTATTCCCAAAACGTTAGTTTATTGGATTGGAACATTGAAGTGAGTGGTAAAGAAGAAGTATTGAATGCAAACGCATCTTTGTTTGATTTATATTTTACTTTGGAAGTACATAATATCACTCATTCTGGTGATAAAACATTCAATGAGATTACCATTACAATTGGAGATGATGTATTCCGTATTATGGATGTAATCACTTTCAACGAAAATTACCAAATTACAAATATTACCGCATACAAAAGATAAGAAGTTATGAATAAACCTTTATTAGTATACCAAGCTCCAGTATTTACTCGAAGTGGTTATGGTGACCATGCTAGAGATATTCTGAGAAGCTTGTTTGAGTTAGATAAGTACGATGTGAAGATTGTACCAACTCGATGGGGAAATACTCCACAAAACCAAGCAGACCCAACAACTGAATTTGGACAGAAGATGTTATCGAATGTAGTTACTAAGGTAGATAGAAAACCTGATATCTTTATGCAGATGTCTGTTGCAAACGAATTCGAACCAAAGGGTAACTACAACATCGGTATTACTGCTGGTGTGGAAACAACTGTTATTCCAAAAGAGTTTATCGAAGGTGCAAACAAAATGGATATGGTAATTGTACCATCTCAGTTTACAAAATCATTATTTGATAAAACTCAATTCCAAGAGCAAGATAAACAAACCAAACAAATCATCAGAACGTTCAAAACTGAAAAGCCAGTTGAGGTTCTATTTGAGGGGGTTGATGTAGATACTTATGTAGATTATCCAAAATCGGATATCGATATTTTAGATGGTATTGAAACTGATTTCAACTTCTTATTTGTTGGACATTGGTTGAAAGGTAAATTGGGGCAAGATAGAAAGGATGTAGGAATGGTTATCAGAACATTTGCTACGGTATTCAAATACTTACCAAAGGATAAAAGACCAGGTCTTATCTTAAAAACATCTCATGCCGGATTCTCGGTAATCGATAGAGAGACCGTTAGAGAGAAGATTGAGAATGTAACAAAAGAATTAGGTGATGATATTCCACCAATTTACTTATTACATGGTGATTTGAAAGATACTGAAATGGCTCAGTTGTATAATCACTCAAAGGTAAAGGCAATGGTATCGTTTACTAAAGGTGAAGGATATGGTAGACCTCTAGCGGAATTCGCATCAACTGGAAAACCTATTATGGTTTCTAATTGGAGTGGACAAGTTGATTTCTTACCAAAAGAACATACTGTTTTATTGGAAGGGCAATTGACTAGTGTAGATAAAACAGCAGCAGATAAGTTCTTATTAAAAGAATCGAAATGGTTTACTGTAAACTACTCAGATGCGGCAAATAAGATGTATAAGGTATTTAATGAATATGATAAAGAACTACAACGTTCAGCTGGTTTAAAAACCAATATTCTTAATAACTTCACAATGGAAAAAATGACTAAAGAATTGGGTAGAATTATGGATAAGTATGTTGCTAAGGCACCTGTACAAAAACCATTTAATTTACCAAAGTTAAATAAACAGCCTGAATTAAAACTTCCTAAACTAAACAAACTATAATGAATTATTCATCTCAATATAGACAATATATTAAGACCGGTGGTAGGGTATCCAAAGGTGATATCCAATCATACGGCATTTATAAAATTTCAACTTACACATATGTTGATGAGGGTAGAAAATCACTAAAAGGTTCAGATGAAACTTTAATCTTTGTTACGGGTATTTTTGATAAGAAAATTTCCGCATTAAAACTATCAAATATTGAACCTTTAAAATTTCTTAATTGGTTTAAGAGATTGGCATCAAATGAATATGATAAAACCGATAGTGAAAATGTTGGTTTATATGAGGTTGTAACTCCAATGGATTCTGGTGGTAATAGAATCTACGATTCATACATCAGAAACAACAAAGATTTTGTAGCAAAGGGTGCAGCTTATAGAACTTATAAGTTAGATGGTATCCAATACGCTACTGAAGTATTTTTAAAGAAAGATATATTAGAAAGATATTATGGCTAATGTTACATCCATAGTATCAATTTGAAAAACAAAATTTTATATACTTATCTATAAACCAATATATTATGTATGTAAGAAATTGTCCAAAATGTAAAAATGAAATTGAGTATAAATCTAAATACAATTGTGGATACGCTGAAGATGAACAACGATTATGTAAGAGTTGTATGCATGTTGGTAAATCTCAAAAAGAATTGTATGGGGATAGGTATGATGAAATTATAGCCAAACGTAGTGAATCGCTAAAAAAAGTGGAACATACTTGGCACAATAAAATTGCTGAAAGTAGAAAACGAAATGGAACTCACAAATTATCGGATGAACACAAGAAAAAGATATCCGAATCAACCATTTTTTCTAAAAGAGGTAAAGAGCACGTTAGAATAAAAACTATATTAGAGACTCAGGGTATTACCTACGATGAGTATCTATCTAAGATGGATGATTATAGTAGATATAAACGTGAAGTAATGAATTTAACAAAGATGGTAGATGTATCATCATTAGAAAATTCAGATAAACGAGGTAAGGCTGGTGTAAATGGGGCATATCACTTAGACCATAAATTAGAAATATCTGAGGCATATATAATGGGAATTGACCCAATAGATGTTGCTAGTATTGATAATTTACAATTTATACCTTGGGAAGAAAATATGAAAAAAAGAAAGTATCCGAATGGGATACATAGTAACAAAATAAAAAACTATTATGATTAATGTTACATACGCAATTACAGTTTGCAACGAATTGGAAGAGATTACGAGGTTGGTAAACTTCCTACATCCTAGAATCCAATCTGAAGATGAGATTTTGATTCAATATGATACGGAAGGGGCAACGAAAGATGTTATTGATTATCTGAGGATTATTGAACAATTGCATACAAATGTAAATGTAATAAATTTTCCACTTAATAAAGACTTTGCTACATTTAAGAATAATCTAAAGAACCATGCAAATGGTATGTTCATCTTTCAATGCGATGCGGACGAGCTACCATCCGAATATTTGGTGGCAAATATGCATGATTTATTGGAAGCAAATAAAGATATTGATTTATTCTTTGTTCCCAGAGTAAACACAGTTGAAGGTTTAACAAACGAACACATTCAAAAGTGGAGATGGAATGTAAATGAAAAGGGTTGGGTAAATTGGCCTGATGTTCAGACTAGACTCTACCGAAGAACTTCTGAGATAGAATGGGTAGGTGAAGTACATGAAAGAATCAAAGGTTACAATACAATGACTTATCTACCATTAGAGGAAGATTTCGCATTGTATCACCCAAAGGATATCGATAGACAAGAAAGACAAAACGCTTTATACGAAACTATATAATGGGAGTACATAACTTTTCAGAGGATATCATTGTAGAGTTATTCCAACGAGAGCCAATTGATGTATGGATAAATTCATTTGGTGGATGTCGTTCTAACTACATCAGAGATTGTATAAAGGATAAATTTACCACTTACAATACGGCATATGAAATGAAGGCTTGTCATTATGTAAGACCTTTAGATGTGATGGTAGGTAGTGGTATATTTTGTTACACCGAAGATGTGGGGATTGCAATTTCATCTCAAATCAAAAGAGGGATGTATCACAACTTCCAAAAACTAATGGAAGGTAGTGAAGAAGTTCCGTTTGATATTGGAGTGTGGTTAGATAATATCGATTCTCAAATTGATAATTGGACAAGAAATCCACATTTCCCAATGGTAATTATCAATACCGATGTGGTTGGTGATTATAAAAAAGAGTTTGAAGAAATTTATGAAGTGGAAATGATACCATTTAAGCAAAGAACAACTTCGGAATACATTGATGACGTGAAGCCTTATATGGATAAAATCAATAAAGTAAATAAAAAACTAAAAGAGTTACCAAATTTTGAAATACGAAAACCTAATAATATTCACAAAGAGTTATAGAGGAGACTTGGGGAGATGTATTGAACTATCTAAGAGTATTCAACTATATAACAGAGATAACATCCCATATTACATCTCAGTACCGCCTGAAGATGTAGAAATGTTTAAATCCAATATCCCACACTATACCGAGATACTGAGTGATGATTCAATAACTTCAAATCATAATGGTTGGGTAGGTCAGCAATTCGTTAAATCATTGGTTTACAAACTTAACCTTTGTAGATTCTATGTGTGTATTGATTCAGATGCATACTTCTTCAAAGATTTTTATATTACGGATTTCTTATATACTGAGGATATTCCGTATATGATAATGCATGAGAGGGATGATTTTTATGAATTCGTAGATAGATTCCCAAAGTTACAAACTTATGATGTAAGAAAAGGACATGAAGCTGAATATAAATCTATTATGGCTCACTTTGGTAGAGAAGGTAAAATATACCATTATGGAATATCCCCTTATATTTGGGATACTAAAGTTTGGGAATGGTTAGATACTGAATGGGGATTGGATGTATTATTTAAGAAACATCCAAACGAACTAAAATGGTATGGTGAAGGTGCATTGGCAATGGGAACTCCAATGATGCCAACATCGCCATTATTTAAAGAATTTCACTTTGTTGGGCAATATCAATTATATAAACAATTGGGTTGGAAAGAAGAGCACTTCCATAAACAATATTTGGGAATGGTAATGCAGAGTAATTGGGGAGCACCTTTAAAATATTAAGAATGATAACATTTTGTATTTCAACATATAATAACTTAGAGTATCTTAAAATAGCAGTAGATAGTGTTCGTAAGAATTCTTACTACAAAGATTCTCCGTTCATAATTCACGCTGAAAATTGTAATGATGGAACTGATGAGTGGTTAGAAGAAAACTCAGAAAGATACAACTTAGAGTATTACATAGATAAGAACGAACAACCAATTGGTATAGGTGGTGGTATGAACTTTTGTGCTGATAGAGTGAAAACTGAATACATTATGTTCTTACATTCAGATTTCTATGTAACACCTAATTGGGATAAGTCTTTGATGGATACTCATAACAAATATCCAAATGAAAAGTTATGGGTAAATTCACATAGGATAGAACCTCAGATGTTTCCTAACTCACAAAGTAGACCAGGTACTGTTGTAGTTCCAAAAGATGTATTTGGAGCATATCATAACGATTTTAACTCAGAGTTCTTTGATAAATATGCCGAACAATTCACTTCGGAGAATGATTTTGAGATTCCAAAAGGTGAAGGTGTAAGTGGGTTGATTAAGAAAGAACATTGGGATGAGATTGGTGGTAATGACCCACTATTTGCACCGGCATCTTATGATGATATGGATTTGTTTTTACGAATGTTACAAAGTGGATTTAGATTCATCCTACCAACCACATCGTTGGTTTGGCATTTCGGAGCAAGAGGTTCACATCGATTGGAAGAAAATGGTGGTAGAAGTTCGGAAAGACAAATTCTCTCAGAACAAGCTAATATGAGAAAGTGGATATCAAAATGGGGTAGACCTCCAATGTTTGATGAATATGGTATGATTAAAGATTTTGATTGATGAAAGTATTTGAATACAACAATGGCAATCCACAACACCCACATCGTTCAAAGAATTGGGGAGATATAGTATCACATCCATTAGTTAAGACAATTTCTCAAAGTGAGAATATAGAACTAACCAATAACTCAGGTGAATCCAATAAACTAATCGTAGTAGGTTCGGTTCTACAACATCTAAGAAATGGTGATTTAGTATGGGGTGGTGGAGCAATTGACCAAAATCATATATCAGGGGTTCCACAAAAGGTATTTGCTGTAAGAGGACCTCTAACTCGAAACGAACTTATGATGAGAGGTATTGAGTGTCCTGATGTATATGGAGACCCTGCTCTTCTGATGCCATATATCACCGAATATAAGAGAAAAGAACCAAAGTACAAATATGGATTGATTCCTCATTACGCAGATGAGAATGAAGTTCAAGTTGAAAATCTAAAAAAACAAGGTGTGAAGATTATTGATATTTGTGCTGGGTTACATGAGTTCATCGAAGATATATTAGATGTGGAATTCATCCTATCATCATCTTTACATGGATTGATTGCGGCAGATGCTTGGGGAATTCCAAATGCTAGAGTGAATATTAAAGGAACACTTTATGGTGGGCACTTTAAGTTTATAGATTACGCATTATCGGTAAATCGTAAAATCGATTACGGATTCAATCTGATATCAGATACACAAATTGAGGAGTTGGGTAAAATACACTACAATGATAGAATCAATTTCAATCCCGATAGATTAGTAAGTTCAGCACCTTGGTTGGATAATGATTATAAACATTTGTTTTATTAAAAATAATTTAGTATATTTGTAGAATGTATTTACAACCCACTATAACCATTACGGAAACAATTGATTTGATAAAAGATAAAATCAAAACAAATACTCCATTTGCATTATCACGTTTTGGTGATGGTGAAATTAGAATGTTGAACAAAAACTCAACTCCACAACATCAAGAAAGAAGTTGTAGAAATTGGGGATATAAATATCCAAATGAAGTTGAACAACTATATACTGATGCTAGTTCTATCATACTAAATGCAATAAAACATAGTGATGTTATTGGTATAATGGATGATACTAATGATATAGCTAAGAGTATCTATTATACAAAGGAAGTTTGGTCTATTGATGATACTTTCTTAAAAGATAATGGAATTAAGTATGAATTGGAGGTATGTGACCATATGTTATCAAGAACTAAAGAATTTGGTAAACCTGAAAACTTCAAAGATATCCTACAAGGTAGAAGTTTGAATATCATATCACCAAATACTGAGAGATTAGAGAGTAAAAATTTGAGTAAGTTATTTGATGCCGATGTTACATTTACAACACATCCTATGAATGTAAATTTAAGGAATAGGGAAGAGTTCATAAACTCATTTAGAGATATAAAATCCGATGTGGTTTTAGTAGGTTGTGGGATTCAAAAAGATTATGTTTCATATTTAAAACACAATTATGGTAAGGTTGCTATTGATGTTGGGGCTATGTTAGATGCATGGGCTGGTATACGGAGTAGACCTTGGTTTCATAAAGGTGGTAAGCAAGAATATTTGGTATTATGAGAGTAAAGTTAATAATCTACGACCTGGATGGTGTGCTTGTTGAAGCCAAAAACATTCATTACGATGCACTTAATAAAGCTTTAGGTGAGAAATACGCAATTAGTTGGAACGAACACCTATCAACCTATGATGGATTAAAAACTAATCAGAAATTAGAAATGTTGAGTGAACGAAAAGGTTTACCAACTGAACTACATAAAGAGATTTGGGAAGGTAAACAAAAGTTGACTTTGCAAATGTTGAAAGAGTTGAAACCAAACCAAACTCTACAATCCCTAATGAACGCATTGGTTGAAGATGGGTATAAGATTGCAGTATGTTCCAATTCAATCAGAAAGACAGTTTTGACTGTACTTTCAAAGTTGGGAATTATGGAGTTTATGGATTACATCATCTCAAACGAAGATGTACAAAACTCCAAACCACATCCAGAGATGTATTGGAGAGCAATCTCAAAGATGGGATGTTTACCTGAAGAAACTCTAATTGTAGAGGATTCACCATATGGATTACAAGCGGCATATCGCTCTAAGGCTCATGTATTGCGAGTTGTAAATCCATCCGAAGTAACCTATACAAACATATTTAAAAAACTAACTGAAATAGAAATGGGAAAATTAAATGATACTCCAAAGTGGGTAGATAAAAAATTGAATGTATTGATTCCAATGGCTGGAGCTGGTAGTAGATTCCAAGCCGCAGGATATACATTCCCAAAACCACTAATCGATGTAGAGGGTAAACCTATGATTCAATTGGTGGTTGAAAATCTTAATATTGATGCAAACTTCATCTTTGTAGTTCAGAAATCACATAGAGAGAAATACAACTTAGATACACTCTTAAATTTGATTGCACCAAATTGTAAGATTGTTGAGGTAGATGGTTTAACCGAAGGTGCTGCATGTACGGCATTATTGGCTAAAGAACACATCGATAACGATAATCCATTATTCTTCGCTAACTCAGACCAATTCGTAGAATGGGATTCAACTGAGTTTATGTATAAGATGAATGAAACTAATGCAGATGGTGGGATTGTATCATTTAGAGCAACTCACCCAAAATGGTCATTTGCTAAAATAGATGAAAACGGATTCGTAACTGAGGTAGCTGAAAAGAACCCAATCTCAGATATTGCAACGGTTGGATATTACTATTGGAAAAATGGTTCTGACTTTGTTAAATATGCAGAGGAAATGATTGAGAAAGATATCAGAGTAAACGATGAGTTCTATGTATGTCCTGTATTCAATCAAGCAATTGAAGGTGGTAAAGAAATCCGTACATTCGATATTCCAAAAATGTGGGGATTGGGTACACCTGAAGATTTAAAATATTATTTAGAAAACTATGGTAAATAACGTAACATTAGTTATACCAACGTATAACAATTTTCAGCATATTAAAAACGCATACACTTCAATCAGAAAGTGGTATCCAACATTGGAGTTGGTACTATTAGATGATGGTTCAAATGATGGGACGTATGAGTGGTTACAATCAACTCAAAGTGAGGATGATAACGTAATACTCCACCGAAGTGAAGAAAGGGTAGGGCATACCATTCTATATGACTTAGGTATAGAAATGGCTAACAATGAGATTATTGGTATCATTCATGCTGATATGATTGTTACTGAAAACTACTTAGAGAACCTACTCAAACATTTGGATAAGGGTAAGGTAGTTTGTGCTACTCGTATCGAACCACCACTCCATCCACCTGGTAATGAAAAGATTATTCAAAACTTTGGGTTGGATTTTGATGATTTAGATATTCCAGCATTTGAAGAGTTTGCTAAAAAATCACAAAGTGAAAATAAAGGTAAAACTACCAAAGGTATGTTTGCACCTTGGATTCTTTATAAAGAAGATTTTCAACGAATTGGTGGACATGACCCATTATTCGCACCATTCCCATATGAGGATAGTGATATCTTCCAACGATGGATAATGGCTGGTTACGAACTGATTCAAAGTAGAGATTCATTTGTATATCACTTAACGTGTAGAGGACATAGATGGAATGACCAAATTCAGAAAGATGATGATTACTACAAAGTAGCATCTCAGAAGGCGGCCAGAAACTATTTAAGAAAATGGGGAAGTTGGATTGAGAATGATTCATTCCAATATCCAATCATTACACCTAAATATGATATTGGGTTTATCATCAAAAATTGTAATTTAAATTTGTTAAAGGTATTGGAACCTTGGGCAAGTACATCATATGTAGATTTCAACTATACCGATTATCTATATATTGAAAAGGATAATACTTTAATGGATTTGAACGAAAGAGTTAAACCATTTGATAACGAAAAGAACAATGAAATCTTAGTAGAGATTGATGGTACAACTTTAAACAATGATGATTTCAAAATCATCCAACAATTGGCTAAAATCATACAAGATAGTGGTGAGGTTGGAAGATTCACATTGGGTAATCTAACCATAGAGATAGTTCAGATGAATGAATATCAAACCAAACTAATAAACCTAAACTAATGAAAAGAACCTTAATTGTAACTCATGTAATGCCATTGGAGTTGGAGATGTTTGAGAGATTCATCACCTACTATAAAGAGGGATTCAAATATTTGGATGATAATGATGATGTAACTATGTATGTTACACTTAATCTAAATCCTGAATTGACTGATTGGGAAAATAGTGAATTGAAACCACAATGGTTTATTGATAAATTTACCAAGTCAATGGAGGGTATTCGTTCATATCTTCAAATCGTAGTAGATAATTCTCTATGGGGAACAACTCAACAAAAGAGAGAGGTAATCAAATTAGATTATGACCAGTTTATCTTTGTTGACCCTGATATCTCAATCCACGAACAACAACTGAAAATGCAACTAATGGCATCTGAGCAAGTGAGTGGAAAGTATGTAATATCTCCGAATATTCCTCGTTGGTGGGATAGTAGTTGGGACCCGTTAGTACATCCTAATTTCAGAAATGAAGAGATGCAACAATTTAGAACCAAAGAATGTTGGAACAATACATTTACTCAAAAACCAACCGAAGTTACTTTGGGTGAGTTAAGTGTGTTTAAGTTTGGATGTGGTATGCACACTCTATACTCAAAGGAGTTTTGGGATAAAATTGGAATACCTGAAGAATTTGGAGGATATGGTTCAGAAGATACATTCGCTATGTTTGCATCTGGTATCGCTAAGAACGTTGGTGTTGATATATCACAATATGTATTAAACGGATTGTACATTACCGAAGATAAGGATGAGGAGCATAGAGAACCATCGTATAAAGATAAAATAAAAGTATTTGATTTAAAGCACGATGGTAAGAAATACTCCAATGATATAATGAGGGAAGTACTCCAAAAGTTCTCAGAATCACTTTAAAGAAAAGAATTTGATATTTATGTATAATAAGTTTCATCAATACGTTATGCTAACGCTAAAACAAAAAAAGAAATTTATTATGGCATTTAAGGACATTTTTAAAGACAATAACGATTTAAACGAAAAGAACATCGTTGGATTTGCATCATTCGCAGTGATGGCATTGTTCGCTGGAGCAGATATCGTAACTGGTATATTGGGAACTGAATTAATAATCGATGATACAGTATTCAATTCATTCGTAATTATCACATTGGGTTCATTTGGAATCGATGGAGCTACTAAAATCTTTAAGAAAGGAGAATAATAAAAGACCCCCCTTAGTTGGGGGGTTTTATTCTACTTTAAATCTAAATACCTTATATTTATCTTAAAGGTAAAATTGAACTGATATGAAATTATTAGAAGAACATTTGGTTGAAAAATACGAAGGAAGGTTCACTGTTGAGCAATTAATCAACGAAGGAATACCTAAGTTATTTCTGAAAATAGAAGCGGTTAAAAAAGAAATCGCAAAGTTGGAAGCTGATAGAAAAAAGGCTGTACAACCTTATAAAACAGAAAAAGACCCAAAGAAAAAAGAGCAAATTCTTAAAGTATTAAAGGATTTGACTAAGAAAATAAAAGATAGACAAAAGAATCTATCTCAGTTAATGGATATGGAAGATAAGTATGTATCTCAGATGTCAACCGATACTGAGTTAGATACATCCGTTTTCGAAGATGTAGATTTAGGACATCAAGATAATGAGCCAGGTATGTTAAGAGCTGATTTGAGTATTATTGAAAGATATGCTGAAGAATTGGGTGAAATGATGGCTGAATTTGATGAAATGAACGCTGAGATAGATTTACCACATTGGTGGCAAACTAAAATCGTAAAGGCAAAAGATTATATAGTTGGTGCTAAACACTACCTTAGAGCTGAGATGGAAAAATCAGATAGTATCTTACAAAACAAAAAATGATAATGAATCCAGAATCAATCTACGCAGTAATTATTACACTTATCACAGTATTGGGGTCCGCTGGGGCTTGGAGATACTATGAGAAGCGTGCGCAAGATAAAAAGGATGAGGAGGATTATATCAAAGATGATTGTGCTAAGAGAATCGATAGATTAGAATCATTACTTCAACAAAGTTCAAAAGAAAAGGATGAACTTAGAGAGAAGATATTGGAACTAACTAAGGATGTTGCTGAGTTGACAATCAAAGTAAAGTATTTAGAGATGGAGAATCGAAGATTGTTGGAATTAAACAATCAAATTTTGAATTCTAACTCTAAATAATTTGGATATTAGGTATAAAAATCGTATATTAGCATGATGATAAAAGAGCAAGAAGATATGATAGCACGAAGCTTATTCTCCGAATCAAAAAAACTAAGAGTGTTTGATTTTGATGAAACGTTGGTTCTTACTAAATCATATATCTACGTTAAACAACCTAATGGTAAAGAAAAGAGACTAACACCAGCCGAATTTGCAGTTTATAATGAGAAGCCAGGTGAAGAGTATGATTTCAGAGATTTCTACTCGGTTCAAGAACCACAAGAGTTGAAACGAATCACCAAAGTATTAAAGAGAATCATTCAGAAAAATAGAGGTGATGGTGTATTCATTCTAACGGCAAGACCACAAGCAGTAGATAAGCACGTAGCAAAATACTTAAAAGATATTGGTATCAATCAAAAAATACCTGTAACTGGATTACAAAACAATAATCCAAAGGCAAAAGCAGATTGGATTGAGGATAAGATTGATAACGAAGGATATGATGATGTTTACTTTGCAGATGATTCATTAAAGAATGTGGATGCTGTAAAGAAAATGTTGAGAACAAAGGATGTGAAGTGGAGAGTACAACACATCAAACACAAATAATATGATTAAACTAAAAGAATTACTTTCAGAAGCAAAAAATCCAAAGAAGATTGATGCAACTTATTTAGACCGTAGTGGTAAACTATATAAGATAGTTGTGGATGGTAAGAAGATGTACAAACCGGATTTTGAAGATAGATATGGTATTGAGTTACCATATAGATACGATTATGATGATATGGAAAAGCTTGCTAAAACTTTGAAGAAGAAGGGTATTACCTTTACTCATAATGATGCAATGGATGTATCCTAAATTATTAAATAAAACGATATGAAGATAGATATTAAATCAGGTGGTAAGAAATTCTCAGTTAATTTCACAATTATGCCTTCAAAGGGTGATGTTCATTTAGCGGCAATTGCTAAAACATCTAAGGATTTGGATGAATTACAAAATGCAATTGAAGCTAGAGGAGCTGGTGATGATATGATTGGTGTTATTGTTGGAAAGGCATTAGAAAAGAAACTAAAACTACCTATTGATGTAGACCACTCATATAGTGGAGCTGGAATGGGATTCAAATTTGATTTATATTCAATAGCAAACAAATTAAAATAAGATGGCTAAACCTAAGATTAAACATACAATCACTAAAAAAGAGTGGAATAAGAAACATAAGGATTTCAAACTTATGGGTAAGGATGGTATTCATTACATAATGGCATACGATTCTAAAATTGGTACACACTTAGTTCCAGTTAAAATCATAGATGAAGTTAGTGAAAGTTTAGGAGCTGAACTTGATTTAATCAAGCAAAGTTCTAAAGATATTAGGGATTTTATAAAGAAAGTATTTTCAAATAGTGATTTTAGAGATATGAAGAGTGATAAAGACTTCCTTAAATATCTTAAATCAATATATGAAGGTGTTGAGTTAGAATCAGTAAACGAATTTAATTCATCTATCAACAAACGAAGAGCTGGTGCTGAATTAAAACAAAAACTAAAAGGTAAACGTTCCGATGGAATGGGTAAATATACCGCTACTATCTATGGATTGGATTCAAACGGTAAACGAGTTGAATTAAAAAGTTTAAATGATTTAAACAAATATTCTAAATTTGAAATTGATGAATCAGTAAACGAAGGTAAATTTGATGGTATTGGTGATTTAGTAAAATCTTTACATTTTGAAATAAATCCCAAAACTGCTGAAGAAAAGAAAATTGAATTAGGTAAAAGACAAGGCGAAGTTTCAAAACCTAAACAAAAAGAAAGTGGAGAATATTCACTAAGGTTATTCAGAAAAAAAATAAAATATGGTAATGGTAAGGATGTTGGTGTATTCCTTCCAGGTTCTTACGCTGCAGCTACTTCAAAATTAGGAGATGGTCCACATAAGAAAGTAGTTAAGAAAGTAAGATGGACTCAAACGAAATATGAACAATGGTTGGATAGTATGGCAAGTAATGGGGGTGCTAGAAACGCATTCGATATGGCTCAAAATGCTAAGAATGAACCTGGACTTATTGATTGGGTAAAGAAAAACTTTAGAGGTGATAATCCATTACAAAGAATTCAATGGGATATTGAAGGATTTAATGAATCATTAAACGAAAAGGCAGATTACAAATACCTTACACAGGTAATATTAGATGCTAAGCCAAAATATGATGTTTATTATAACTCTGGTCATAATAAAGTTAATATTGGTGGAGTTGGGTATGATGGTGGTGATTTGGTAAAAAACTTTAATCAAAAACCTGGTTCATCTTCTAAGATTAAGAATAACTTTTATCATGCACATCAAGACCCACAGAAAACTAAAAGAGAAGTTGAAAAACTATCTAAGGGTAAAATTAAAGTAAACGTTGGTGATAGAGGATTCCTTTCATATTCGGTAAATGAATCAGTAAACGAAGAAAAAGTAAACTATAATTTTTCTGAAGATGAATTAAAAAGAGTTTTAAAACTACTTGGAAGAAATGCTAGTACTGAAGTAAAAATGATTAAAGCATTTGAAAAGGCATTCGGTAGAAAACTTACAAGAGATGAACTGTTTGAATTAGTAAACGAAGAAAAAGTTTACATTGATTTCTTAAACAAGAAAAAAGGATTCAAACAAGACAGAATTAAATTTAATTCTTACGAATCTGCCGTAAAATGGGCAAAGAAGAATTTTGAAAAGTTTAATACTGATATGATTAAATATGAATCAGTAAACGAATCGGATGATGTGTATCACAAATCTTACACTCATGCAATTGAGGCAGCAGAAGTATACGCTAAAAAGAAAGGATACGAAATAGAGGATGATGAGATGTTCACCAAAGTTGGAATGAACTCAAAGAGACCATCGGTGGGTAAAACTACAAGAGTATCGTTAGAACTTCTTAAAAATGGTAAACCACAAAGAAAGATGTTACACATTCAGGTTTACGGAATGAAGAACGGATATGAGTTAAATGCATACATCAACTAATATGATTAAGCTAACTGATATATTAAACGAATCATCCCTAACCATATCGATTGCAAACATCGTTAGAGAACTCTTTCCACAAGAGTTCTTTTGGGTTACGGATAAGAATGATAAAGAGAAGGTAAAATCGGTAATTAGTGATTTGGTAAGAACACTTAATCGTTTCTACAAACAACAAAACATCAAAGTGAGGTTTGTTGATATGGATGTTAAGATGAAGATGTATGCTAGAGAGATGAACGAATCATTATCATCATCTGAGAAAGCTGAGATGTATAAGTTAATGACTCAAGCTTTGAAAACAATACCGAACTCTCAAAAACAAAAAGAGGTAATTAAACAATTGAATACACTCAGAGTTAAGGGTGGTATGAAACCACTCAAAGAAAGTATTTCGGAGTGGGGTAGATTGTAATACGTTATATAAAGAAAGAATAAAAGAAACAAAGATAAGAACATTGGTAAGATATGGCAGATAACGTAAAAATATCGGAACTAACGGAACTAACATCGGGCTCTCTTAGAGATGCTACGATTTTTCCCGTTGTAGATGGTGGAACAACACAAAAAACAACATTAACATCATTACAATCATATCTTACAGATGATTTAGCAACTGATGCTGAATTAACATCTCAGATATCAACGGTAAACTCTACAATTAACGCATTAGATACGAGTGATATTTCTGAAAATCCCTCAAATCTATATTATACTAATGCTAGAGTAACTGAGCACGTTATTGATTTGGGTATGATAACTTCATCTCAACAAGTCGAAGCTACTCAAATACAAAACTTAAATACTGCAGTATTATCCGCATTGGGTGGTAGTGATGTATTAAGTGGTTCAATCAGTTCATCAACTATAACCAACTTCGATTCGGATGTATCCGCATCGGTTGCAGCTGCAGGGTTCGGAGCCGGTGGTGGTGGTGGTGTATCAATTCCATCGGGAACTGTATCTGGTTCACAGCAAATTACTGAGTTGGGATTCATAGGTAGTAGTGTTACATCATCAATGACCGTTTTATCAGCATCATACGCTGTTACTTCCTCATATGCGTTAAACGCTGCGGGAGGTGGTAGTGGAGGTGGAACTGATTATATCTCAAATATAACATTATCCAATTCTACTCTTACATTTACTGGCGTTGGTAATGCATTTAATGATACAATAGATTTAGCCATTGGTGGTGCTGATGGTGGTAATTTGTTGACTACAAATGATATTGGTAACTTTGTTAGTTTATCTGATTATGAAACTGATTCTGGTTCATTTGCAACTAGATTGGATAACGCTGGTGGTGGAGCAGCCGATTGGAATACTCTTAGCAACAAACCAACGGGTATAGTATCATCATCTGCACAAATAGATGGTTCTCAGATAGACTTATCAACTCTAACTACCGATGATATTAGTGAGGGTTCAACCAATAGGTATTATGCAAATTCATTAGTGTTACCTTATTTAAATCAACTACAAGTCCTTTCAGGTTCAGCTGGAGGTGGTGGGTTTAGTGTAAGTGGTACTAACATCATATCATCTTCACAACAAATAAGTGATTTAACTTTTGTATTACAAGGTGCATTAGATGCATCAGCTTCGGCATTACAAACTAATATAGATGCTATTCAAGGTGTGAATCTTGTAGATGAGAATGATTTCACTGCAACTCAGAAATTTAGAGATGTTCAAGTAACTGGTAGTGTTTTACTAACTAATGGTGCATTTAGTGGTAGTGGTGCTCAATTATTTGGGATACCATCATCCGCAATTATTGGTACTGTTGCAACTGAGGCATCATCACTATCGGATGGTGATAATTCGATAACTGCCAATAGTGTAGTTGGTATTACAATCAACACACCAACTGGTAGTATATTAGCAAATGGGAATATAGTAATCCAAAGTGGTTCACTTATTAGTGGTAGTGGAGCAGGATTATTCAATATACCTGGTTCGGCAATCGAAGGTGGGGTTGATGGACAAAAGATAGCATCTGGTTCATTCTCAGCATCAATTGAAGATGGTACGGGTAATTTCATAGTAGGACCTCCTGCTATATTCAATAGTACAATATCTGCATCTGGTGCTATAACAGCAGAATCAATATCAGTTGGTACATCTGGTACACCAACTATATATTCAAATAACAACTTAAACCTATCAGCATCTAACGCTGTTGTGATTACCGATTCACCATTTAGGTTGACTCCGTTTGATAATGATGTAACTGCATCTTTTTCGGTTTCAAATGGTGATATATTATATAACTTAGATTCGCATGATTTCTTAGGATATAAAAGTGGTAGTTGGGTATCATTGACTGGTGGAGCTGATAGTGGTGGTGATTATTCTACTTTGACTAATGTTCCTGTTGGTATCATATCATCATCAGGTCAGATAGAAACATTGGGAGCTGGTATTGTATCTTCATCGGCACAAATAACACCAGCCACAACACTTAATGGACACGTATTAATAGCCGGTTCAACTGGTGATATAACCAGTTCAGCTGATTTAACATTCAATGATGCAACCAATACGCTTACAGTTGATGATATAGTTGTTTCGAATATTACTTATACTGGTGCTTTATCCGGTAATGCTGATTCAACTGGTTCATTTGGTAGATTGGAAGGTGATACTCTTATACTTAATAACGCTATCCAATTCCCAACTTCGGATGGTACATCTGCAAATCAAGTTTTAAAAACCGATGGTGCTGGTAATATTGATTTTGCAACAGTAGAATCTTTAATTACAACTGAAGATATTACTACAACGGGTACAATAACTATTGGTACTGGTTCAGTAATTGGTACTGGTTCCATATCGTTAGATGATAATTTAACTGTTGGTGGTACAATCAATACTCATACGATTACTACAACAACTACCAATATTGAATCTGTTGCAATGGAGTTTAGAACTGAAGGTGAGTTATTGTTGAGTTCAAGTAACGAATTAGGTGTAAAAATAGATGATATTCTTCAACTTACACCAAGAACAACAACTCCAACAAATCCTCAGAGTGGTAGTATTATATCAAGTGGTAGTGGGAATACAATTAAACCATACTTTTGGGATGGTAACCAATGGAACGCACTATATTAATAAAACTAAATGGAAACATACAACGTTATATTACACAAAGGTGTAAATTATCAATCTTTTTGGGATGATATGGAAAACGAAAACGATGGGGGTAAACTATATATCCCTAATCGTAGAGTTGATTCTCCAAATCTTAGACCAAACTCGCCACGTCAAACTTGGTACACTCTTTCAGAAGAAGAGGTTGAACTAATAAGACAAGATGAAAGAGTTATGGCTGTTGAAATACCACCTGAATTTAGAGATGATATTTTCATCGAACCAAGAGTAACTCAAACTGGAAATTTTACTAAAACCACATCTGATAGTGGTGCATTTTTAAATTGGGGATTGATAAGACATAAATCCAAAACTAACAACTATGGTAGTAGTACATCTACATCCGAAGATTATACTTATAATTTAGATGGTAGTGGTGTGGATATTGTAATTCAAGATAGTGGATTACAGTTTGACCACCCTGAATTTAAAGGAACTGATGGTGTTGAGAGAGCACTAACAATTGATTGGTACAATTTAAGTGGGGTAAGTGGAACTCAAGATGCAAATCACAATAGAGATTTAGATGGGCATGGGACTCACGTAGCTGGCATCGCTGCTGGCTTGAATCATGGAGTAGCTAAAGGTGCTGCTGTTTACTTCGTAAAAGTAAATGGATTGGAAGGTAGTAGTGATAGTGGTACTGGTATTTCTATATCCGATGCATTTGATGTCATTAAGGGTTGGCACAACAATAAACCAATTCAATCTGATACTGGATATAAAAGACCAACTGTGGTAAATATGAGTTGGGGATATGGAACTTATTTTGATTCTGTAACTTCATTAACTTATAGAGGAACATCCTATACAGATTCAAATACAACCAGTAGTTCATCTTATAGAGAATCTAATTATGGTTTAGTATATAATAGTGGTGCAAACGCTGGTAGAAATTTCGTATCCAATACAAGAATAGCATCGGTTGATACTGATGTAGAGGAATTGATTGATGCTGGTATTGTAGTAACTATTGCCGCTGGTAATAGAGGTAATAAAATAGATATACCTGGTGGTGATGATTATGATAATTTTGTTGTAACTAATGTTGGTACTCGTTATTATCATAGAGGGTCATCCCCATATTCAGATAGAGCAATAATGGTTGGTAATATAGATTCAACTGCTAACTCAGCAACAAAAGACCAAAAAGTTCAATCATCGGAATGTGGACCTGGTGTTGATATCTATGCTGCTGGAACCAATATTATGAGTTGTACTTCAAATACAAATAAGTTTGCCGATGCACCTTATAACTTTGATAATGCATATCGTCAATGTAATATTGGTGGAACATCTATGGCAGCTCCTCAAGTTGCTGGTATGGCTGCTTTGTTATTACAACAAAATCCTGGTTCTAAGCCTGAGGTTATAAAGGCATCCTTAGAAAGTTTATCTGGTGATGCTATTTACACATCATCAAATGCAGATGATTGGACTGATAGAAGAAGCTTATTGGGTGGTACACCAAATGTATTGTTTAATAAAAATACAAATGATAAACCAACAACAATTCAGAATGTACCAAATGGATTCTTCCAAGGTGGTGTAAAAATCACCACAAAATAACAACTTTTAAGGTTTTGAATATATATTTATAGAATATGACTTGGAGTAAGAAATATAAGAAATCAATAGATTGTTCTAACCCAAAAGGATTTAGTCAAAAGGCACATTGTGCAGGAAAGAAAAAGAGAAAAAATGAAATTATGATTTTCGAAGAAATAACAGAAGAGATATTAAATGAAAAGTTGATTACCTATGGTAATCGTAAACCATATGGTCAAATCGTTTTTATGGCTGGTGGAGCTGGTAGTGGTAAAGGATTCGCTATAAAAAACTTTGTAGATTCGGCATCTTTTAAAATTAGAGATGTGGATGAAATGAAGAAACAACTTCAGGTACTAAATAGGCTGGGTAAATTGGATATTAAAACTATCATTAAAAAATATGGTAAAAATATCAAACCAAAGGATTTAGATTTGATAAACAAAATTGAAAGTGATGGGTATAAATTACAAAATTTAAATCTAAAGAACCCAAACCACGTATACGCTCTTCATATCTTAGTTAAAGCAATGGGTATCAAAGATAATTCATTGGCTAACTTATTAACTGGTAAAGATAACCCAGAAACACTTCCAAATATCTTATTTGATATTACGGCAAAGGATGTAACTGATATTACTAAAGTACTTCCTATGTTAAAGAACGCTGGATATAAAGCTGAAAACATTCACTTAACTTGGGTTCTTACTAACTACGTTACCGCAATGGTAAATAATAAGAGTAGAGCTAGGATGGTACCTGAAGATATCCTTTTAAAAACACATGAAGGTGCTTCTAACACAATATGGGGATTGATAACTAAAGCACTTCCAAAAGGAATGAATGGTAGAGTAGATGTTATTCTAAACAACCCTGAGAATACTGTATTCTATACTGATGATGAGGGTAGAACGATTAAAGGTAAAGTAAAGGGTTTCCTTTCACTACCTGTTAAGAAAGCTAAGGGTGGTATTTTCCCAGAAAAAATTTGGAAAGATAAATTGTTTGGATGGGTTAAAGATAACGCACCTGAATCAATTACCTCAAATATGAAAGAATCGGTAGATGAATCTAACAATGAGTATGTTAGTTACGTTGATACTAGAAGGGGTAAAAAATTAATAAAAGTACATGCATCAAAACGTGGTGCAGATATGTTTAAAAACAAAAATACGGATAGGATGTTAACCATTAAAGGTGTTGAATCATTTGGTTATATGTCTAAAAAAGATTGGGATGATAATGAAGCTAAATATGCTATTAACTAATATCTACTCAAATTAAAAATAAATGCAAGAAAAGTTTGGTAAATCCAAACTTTTTTTGTATATTTGTATCAATTAAACTCAAGTTATGGTAAATGGTAAAATTTATTGGTTTACAGGCCAACCGGCTCACGGAAAAACTGTATTAGGTAAAAAGTTAGTAGAACTACTCCAATCCGAAAAACGAAATTGGAGAAAGGAAGTGTTTCACATCGATGGTGATGATTTAAGAGCACTTACTGTAAATAAAGATTATTCCGAACAGGGAAGAATCAACAACATCCGAAACGCTCATTTAATAGCTGAGTATCTTTACAATAAAGGATGTGATGTAGTCGTATCATTAGTAGCACCTTATGAATGGTTAAGAGAAGAATTCAAAGAAAGAATTGGTTTAGATGATTTTTCTGAGTTCTATGTACACTGTTCTGAACCAAGAGAAAGAGACCACTTCCATTCGGAAGATTATGTAGCACCTCAAAAGAATTTCTTTGATGTGGATACAACTAAAGATACACCTGAACAATCGTTCACCAAAATCGTAAATCATTTAAAAAAAGAAAACAAGTTATAAACCGCTAAATTAAATCAATGGCAAACATAAAAGCACGAGCAGATAAAGAGAGTTCCTCTACGGAGAAGAAGTATTCATTTTTTGCAGGTAGATGGCAGCCGCTACATAAGGGACATCTATGGTTAATCAATGAAAGACTTAAAGAAGGATACAACGTATGGTTAGGTATCAGAGATGTAGAACCAGATGAAAAGAATCCTTGGACAGCAGAACAAATTTTGGAAATGGTGAAAGAAGGTGAGTTAAAAGAACTCATTGAAGAGGGTAAAGTATTACCAACCATTATTCCAGATATAGAATCTATCAACTATGGTAGAGGAGTGGGGTACGATATTATAGAGCACGTACCACCAAAGGAAATAGGTGATATCTCAGCAACCTCAATCAGAGAGCAAATGAAAAAAGATGGTAAGTTATAAAAGACACCTTTTAAAAACCATAAGTTGGAGAGTGATAGGAACATTGGATACGATGCTCCTATCAGCTCTAATAACTGGAAGTTGGGAAATGGGATTAACCATTGGTGGAGTTGAGGTATTTACTAAAATGATACTTTATTTCTTTCACGAAAGAGCTTGGTACAAACTTTCTAAGTTTGGTGTAGAAAAAAAGGATTAATCTATATTTATATACAAATAGTAAAAAACCTAAATAGTATATAAAAATGGAAGATGTTACAAATGGGGAATCTTTATTTCCCCAATATGACCCAACAACTGATTTATCACAAGCCCCTAAAAATAGAACTAAAAGGGGATTGGGTGCTAGACCATTGATGGAATCTGAGATAAAGGATGTACAACAAAAAGCACGTTCTGCTGCTGAGGCTGCAAGGATGTTGGGAGTATCATACAACACTTATAAGAAGTACGCTAAGGAGTATGGTATATTTGATGATTTGAAAAACCCACATGGTATTGGAATCAGAAAAGGAACAAACCCAAATACATTAGCTCATGGTTTAGATGATATCTTAGCTGGTAAACACCCTGAGTATCCGGTGTGGAAGCTAAAGAAGAGATTATTGAACAATGGGTATATGTTGGAGAAGTGTAATAATTGTGGATTTGAAGAAAGAAGGGTAACCGATTTCCGAGTTCCATTGGTATTGGATTTCTTAGATGGTGATAGAAAAAATCACAAATATGATAACCTCAGAATGTTGTGTTTCAATTGTTCATTCCTTATAAATGGGAATTTGACAGGACCCAAAAAAGAATATGAATATTAATTTGAAAATATTTTTGTTTTTTCGGATTTTTTTCGTATATTTGTAAAGTTAATTAATATATAAAAATAGAGAGATATGAAATATTTCGAAGTAGTAGTGGAAGTTGAGGTTGCAACACTTAAAAATGGAAACCCAAAATTGAAAAAAGAAATCTACTTAGTTGATGCAATGTCAGTAACTGAGGCGGAAGCAAGAGTTGTACAAGACTTTACTGATGCTAATGTAAACATTGATTATAAGGTAAGTGGAGCAAAGGAAAGTAGAGTAATAAGAGTAATTGAGTAATGAGAGAATCTGAAGTAGTTACCGAAGAAGTAAAAGTAAAAGTTGCTAAGAGAGTACCACCGGGTGACCGTTGGACTCCTTTGGATAACGATTCGGTTATCTTAGATTCATTGACAGATGTATTAGAGTACATTTATCAAAAGAACGGAAATACACAATTCTATATGGATGCGAGAGAGGGCTTCACTTATGTGATTCAACAAGAAGAAAAAGTTATAGAGCCCGAACCACAAAAAACGTATTCATTATATGGAGAGTATTAAAAAGTATTTTCGAAGTTTATTAATAGGATTAGCAACATTGATATTAGCAAACACAAATCCACCAACTCAGATTAATAATAAAGAATCTGAGCCAATGGAAGATGAAGCTGATTACCATATGTTTATTTAATCTTATTAATATTTATTATTAGTAAATTAAATTAAATTATGAACACAATTTTAATTATCATCGGTGTACTATTATTAGTAGCTGGTGTTGTTATTTACTTTGTAAAGAAAGGAAAACTTTCTGATAGAGATGGAGACTTAATTCCTGATGTAGTAGAAGATACTATTGAGGAATTGGCAAAGACTGCAAAGGAGATTAACAAAAAAGCAAAAGCTGGTAAGAAACCAAAGAAAGTAACTAAATCATCACTTAGAGCGATGAAGAAGGCTGAATTGATTTCTACCGCTAAAGAAGAGTTCAATGTAGATTTTGATTCTTCACTAACAAAGACAAACCTAATCAATAAAGTTTACGAATTATACAATAAGAAGTAAACTATGGAAATGGATTATTTTATCATCTTCGGTTCAATATTAGCCGTAGTACTATCCCTAACCTTTATTATATTTAGGTTGAACACTCGGATATCGGATTTAAAATACGAACTGAAATTGGGTAAGATAAATTGTCAAAAGGATTTAGATAGGCTGGAGGAAAGGATAAACCAACACTTCAGCCAATCTAACTCTTCATCAAATCATTTGAATGATATACAAAAGTTAGAAAAGATTATTAAGAGTATTAATAAGATGGTAGATGGTAAAATAGATAAGACTGAATCTACTAAAGAATTACTTAAAGATTGATATGAAAAGGGGAAAGAATACAGCCCACAATGATGTGTGGGATGATGATTTCGATAGAGCACGAAAGAGAAAATCGGATAAGAAAAGTTCCAACTACAAACGTAAAGAGAAGTATAAACCAAATTACTTCGATAATGATGAATATTAGAGGTTAGCTATGAAACGAAGAATCCCCATATCAGAATTGATATTACTAATGTGTGTTATGTTTTCAATAATTTTCTCATTATATCTATTTCTGATAGAAAAGCAAGAGATGTTAGGGGTATTCATAGGATTATGGGCACCAACTATAATGGGTGGTATAAACTATATAAACTTAAAGTTCAAACGATAAACTTTAATGAAAAATGTTACGATAATAGTTCAAGGGTTAATAACCCAAGAATCATACAATTTTTACATCCAAACATATCCATATAATCCAATTGTAATATCAACTTGGACTAATCATACATTGGATTTATCGTACATCCCACATAATGTAAAGTTTGTAACTACAAACCCACCTCTTAAATCAGGTCCACAACGAATGAACTATCAGTTCACTTCAACTCTAAATGGGTTGATGCTATCCGATACTGAATATTCAATCAAAGTTAGGGGAGATGAGTACTATTCAAATTTAAACTCATTAGTTAATTCACTACAATCACATCCAAACAAAATTTATTGTTCTCCTATATGGTTTAGGCATTTTAATCAATGGAAATTCCATATATCAGACCATATTATAGCTGGTACAACTGATAATTTAAAAACTATGTTTAAATCATCTAAAATTGGATTTGATATGATGAGTATCAAACATATGGTTAATGGTGAGATGAAGTTATTTTATGAACCTGAAATGCATTTAACCAACGCTTATCTTAGGGAAAAATATCAAAATGAATTTGATTCCAACGATGGTATCCAAATGATGGTTGATAATTTTGAAATCATAGATTTGGAAAACCTTAAACCATATAAAGTTGTGGCTAATGTTTACAATAAAGTATGGGAAAGTAATTACATTCCAGAGGATAATCTAAGCTTATCAAATATAAATCAATTGTTACAACCACCACCATTTTAATATGATACTGATATCACATAGAGGAAACTTAGAAGGTAAAAATACCGAAAGGGAAAATCACCCTGATTATATCGATGAAGCAATTTCAAAGGGGTATGATGTGGAGATTGATGTTTGGTATGAAGATGGTAAGTTATTATTAGGTCATGATGAACCTCAATATGAGGTATCATTGGAATGGTTGGAAAATCGTTCACCTTCACTTTGGATTCATTGTAAGAATATGGATGCATTATCCTACTTCAATGAATATGGTGATACCAAATCATCTCAATTCAATTACTTTTCGCATGATGTGGATATGGGTGTTCTTACATCACATAATTACATATGGTCAACCAACTTATACAATAGGGGTATTTTGGTATTACCCGAAGTATTTAATAAAGAACCAATTGAAGGAACAATAGGTATTTGTTCAGATATAATTCAAAACTATAAAAAATGAAAAATATTTTAATAGGGCTACCAACAACCAAATGGACATCTCTTAGGGATTTAATAAATTCCCAAAATATTGAAATTGATACAACTCATTCAAACCAATGGAACTACCCAACTCGGATAAAGGGGTGGGGTGACTGGGAAAATCCTGATAGAGAGCATGGGCTGTTTCAACCAGTTGATAACTTTAATATAAACTCTGGTGATAGAATTATAACAATAGTAAAAGACCCATTTGAGTTATTGTACGATTATTGGAACACAAATTGGGCATGGAGTAGATATCAACATAAAACTGATACTTTCAATGATTTCTTAAACATATACTTAGATAGAACTCAGATATTTCATGTACCTACTTATAGGGCTAGTTTATTTTCACAACTAAAGGATATTGATGGTAACTGGTTATTAGATGATAATAGTATTGTATTAAGTTACAATGATTTATCAAACGATATATCGGAGTTGGCTAAGGAATTTGGTATAACAATACACAATCATTCAGAATTTATAACTAATACTCATTTTCGTAAAGAGGATATGTATACTTCAGACCAAATAGAACAATTAACTCAATTGTGGAAAGATGATTTAGAATATTTCTCAGATGTATTTAAACGAAAGGCTATCCAAATAAAACGTAAGGAGGTAACTCCCAAAACTAAGATGGCTATTTGCTTTTCAGGACACCTTAGAGATTTGGAACGAACTAAAGATTATTGGTTGGAGTTAATCAACAAATATGATATAGATGTATATGCATCCTTTTGGGATGTTGAAAATGTTGAAATTGGGGATACTATAAATAACTTCCATAAGATATACAACGTTAAGAAGATGGAAGTAGAACGTTATGATATATTTGATAAATCAACATTAGAACCACTTAGACATCATATAAATCCACCAAATACAATATTATCTAATTTAATGAAGTCTTGTAATGATTTTGGTACTATGGCGATGTGGTACAAAGTTTGGAGGGCTAATATGTTAACTAACTCATTTGGTATTGATTATGATGTTGTAATACGTGCTAGAACTGATATATTTTTTACAAATCCATTAACTATTGATATAGATAATACATTATCGGTACCAAATGGGAGAATAAGATTAAACAACTATAATAATAGTGATGGTATATCGGATTTATTTGCGTATGGTTCACCAAAGATGATGAATTATTATTCTACTTGTTATTTCTTTATGATGGAACATTTGGGTAAGGGGCATTATATGGTTCCACATGAGCACTTTTTGCATACTCATATGAATAAGATAAGTGTACCTATAAAATTTATGAAAGAAGGATTAAATATAACCAGAACATCTAAAGGTACCGCAGATGAGAGATATTGTGATACTTTAGATAAAGACCATATTGTACTATCTGATTTTATGGAATTGATACCAAATAAAGATGTTGTATGGGTAAATGATATTAAAAAAACATTTACAATGTAACCACTTTTTTGAAAAAATCATATTTAAGTAAAATATGAAAAAAATGGAAAATATAATTGATAAATTACAAAACTTCAATCTAATTTTAGATGAAGCAATATCATATGAGGATTGGGAGCAAGTTGAAGATGTGAGAAAGGAGATAAATTTCTTAATCAGAGATTTAGATATGGATTCCCCAATATCTCACTTTGATGATGAATATTAAAAAACACAATGTTAATAAAGCATTTTATAGTTACATACAATAATAACGATGTATTGAATACGAGTCTACAAACTCTTAAACCTACATTAGAACGTTACGATAATACACAATATCAGTTATTCATTATAAACAATCATTCCAACTTTAAAATGGATGATTGGTTCACTAATAAAGTTACTGTACTCCACAACCAAACAAGAGCTGATTTTTCAACTGGACATTTGACTAGGAATTGGAATCAAGCCATCATTAACGGATTTGTAAACCTAAAAGAACCCGATTGTGATGTTGTTATTACTTCTCAGAATGATACAACATTTACTCCTAACTTCTTAGAGGAAGTGATGAAGAATCACATCAACTATGATTTGGTTCAATTAGGTGCTGGTGATACCTTTATGAGTTATACATCTAATGCTATCCGTAAGATAGGATTGTGGGATGAGAGATTTTGTAATATCGGATATCAAGAATCGGATTACTTCTTCAGAGCATATCGTTACTTACCACATAGAACATCTATAAATGATTTCTATCATGGTAGAGTTTACAATCCAATTGATAACAACGTAATCACAGACCACTTTCAAAGTGGACATCTCAGAGGAGAGGAATCTCATTTGGAATCGTTGAAGTATCACCAATACCAAATGAACTTCTATTTATATAAGTGGCATTCTACATTAGATGATATTAAAAATACATCATTGTATTGGCATAATTTGAATTCATTCAAACGATTAGAACCTAAGATAGATTCATTTATGTACTATCCATACTTTGAAAAGGATTACGATACTCAGACATTTGTTCAACAAAAATTCATTGGCTGGAGAAATTTTTGAAAATAAATCAAAAAAAGCTTGTATATGTCAATTCTTTTTTGTAGTTTAGTGGGGTAATTGAGTGGGAGTTCTACTCAATACGTTAACCCAATTAAATTAAACAATATGACAAAGTTAGAATTTTGTGAAAAGCACAATGAGAGTTACACACCTGAAACTCTTCAAACAACCGATGTACTAATGCGAATCGCTAGTAACCTATCGGACTTACATATGGAACAACACTTCTTTACTTCAGAACAAATGGATGAGAAGTTGAACAATCTTAAAAAATACATCTTTGATTTTCATTCGGTTCTACGAATGGAACAACGTTACGATTTGTACGAAAAGCAGGAGATGGCTGAATTTAATTCACATTTGGGCTAAAATAAATGAGAAATGGCTTGTGTATGTCAAAAACATTTCTTATATTAGTACTGTAATTGAGTGGGGATAGAACCCCAATGTTAAACCCTAAAACTAAAAATATGAGTAAGTACGGAAATTCTTCTTATTGGCTAAAAGATTGGGAAGATGATGATATCATCTCAGATACTTTAACCGATGTTGAAAGAAAATCAAATGACCTTTATAAGTTAGCCGCTTCTAAACGAGCTATCTCTAACTTCGTAAACATTGTAACCAACGATTCTATCCCTGTTACCTTTAACCAAAGAGGTGATTCTTATACGGATGGTAAAGCAGTTGTAATTGGTTCTAATGTAGTTGAACCAAAAGATTTCGATATTGCTGTTGGTTTGGCATTGCATGAGGGTTCTCACATCAAACTAACTGATTTCGAACACCTTCACAACATTTACAACTTAGTTCCTCAACACATTAAGGATGGGGCTATTAAGAAGGGTATCACTAATCCAGTTTCAGTTGTAAAAGATTTGTGGAATGTGATTGAAGATAGACGTATTGACCGTTTCGTTTTCGATTCGGCTCCTGGCTATCGTGATTACTACCGAGCAATGTACGATAAGTACTTCAATGATAAGTTGATTGATAAAGCTCTTCTTTCTGATGAACATACTGAAGAGTGTGTTGATTCTTATATGTTCCGAATCATCAACCTTCACAACAAAAATACTGAACTCTCTAAACTAAAGGGTTTAAGAGAGATTTATAAGGTAATTGGGTTAGGTACTATCAACCGATTAAAGAGTTCCTTAGATTCGTTTAATATCGCTCTTAAAGTACTTCAAATCATTATGGCTAACCTACCATCATCTGAAAATGGTGAAGGTGAAGGTGATGGGCAAAGTGAGAATGGTGAGAATTCACAATCTCAAAACGGACAAGGTGGTGGTTCTGATTCGAACGAATCTCGTGAAATGACTGATGAAGAGTTTGAAGAGTTCTCAAACCAAATGAATGGTTCATCTTCAATTAGTGGTAATATGGATTCTCAACCAACTGGTGGTGGTGGAATGGATGTAGATAATCTTCCTCAAAATATGGAAGGTGGACAACCATCTCAATCAGATTCTAATGGTTCTGAAAAAGTTACTCTTTCAGATAGACAAAAGGAGTTACTTAAAAAGAAAATTGAGAAGCAGAAGAAGTTTATGGATGGTGATGTTCGTAAGAAAACCATTTCTAAAAAAGATAACGATAACGTTTCTGCAATCGATGAGAGTGGTTCTGAGTTGAAAACTGTTGGTGATGGTGTTCAAAACTATTGGGGTAGAATTATGAAAGGTACTCAATGTATTGTAGTTAAGAAATTAACTCAATCACTTTTGGAATCTGAGATGTTCCCAATGACCTCAAACAACTATTGGAATATCTCTGAAGATGGGCCAATCAAACGATACAATGAAAAAGAAGTTGCTGAAGGTGTTCGAATCGGAACCATCTTAGGTAAGAAACTTCAAGTTCGTGGTGAAGATAGAAACACCATCTTCAATCGCCAAAAGCATGGTAAGATTGATAGAAGAATGATTTCTTCATTAGGATTTGGAAATGAGAATGTGTTCCAATATATGGAGACTGATTCTTACAAAAAAGCTAACCTACACATCTCAATCGATGCTAGTGGTTCTATGAATGGTGATAAGTGGAATAAGACAATGACTAATGTGGTTGCACTTTGTAAAGCAGTTGATATGATTCAGAACCTATCGATTCAGGTATCGTTCCGAACTACTTCAAATGGTAAACCTTACATTGTGATGGCTTATGATTCTCGTAGTGATAAGTTCTCAAAGGTAAAACAAATGTTCCCAGCACTTAATGTGAGTGGTACTACTCCTGAGGGATTGTGTTTTGAAGCTATTATGGATAACTTCTTACCAGCCAATAACGATATGGATTCTTACTTCCTTAACATCTCAGATGGTGAACCTTACTTCGAAAATGGTGAGATGTATTACTCAGGTCAATCAGCCTTCGAACACACTCGTAAGATGGTGAAGAAGATTGAAGGAATGGGAGTTAAGACTCTTTCTTACTATGTTGAACAATGGATACCAACAAATGGTGAACCATCTGAAGGATTCAAAACAATGTATGGTAAGGGGGCACGTTTGATAGACGTAACCAATGTTTCACAAATCACTAAAACTATTAACGGGCTTTTTCTTCAAAAATAATTGAAGAAAAGCTTGTGTAATCCAAATGGATTTTGTATATTAGTGGGGTAATTGAGAGAGAGAGAGTTAAACCTTTAAACCGTTAAAATTATGGAATTATACAAAGTAATGAATGAAACAAATTATCCCGAAGAACATACAACTCAACTTTCATTAGATGAAGCTAATGAGTTGGTATCTGATTTGGAAGGAATGTTTCCAGATGAACAATACTCAATTTGGCCTGATACATATGTAGAACCAAAAGAGGTTAGATATTCTAACAACAACGCCGTAGATGGTTGGGAAGATATGTTCCCATCGTATGATTATTAAAAATAATTTAAAAAAAGTACCAAAAAAGTTTGGTAGTCTCAAATAGTTTTCGTATATTAGTATAGTAATTGAGAGTGGGGATGTTCCCCAAATGTTTAAACCCTAAAATGTTAAAAGTTATGACAGATTTCAAAATCGGATTCGTTAAAAATGAAGTTTACAAAGTAGAAAAGTTTGGAAACTCATTTAAGTTAATTGACACCAAAGGTACTAAAGTTGGTACAATGGGTGTTACTACTGGTACTCGTAAAGGGGCCTATGAGAATGGTGATGCTATTCAAGCCTACATTCAAAAGAATGGTAAGAAAGTTTACCGAAAAGTTGGTATGGATGTTTACAACAACTTAGTTATCCCAATGAACACCGATAAAGGTGAAGTTCAATTTGAGGATAAAACGGACCATACGGCTATTAAAGATTTTATCCACAATGGTTCATTCAATCTAAAACCAACTGAGTTGGTGATGACTGAACTAAAGTGGAAGTACTTAGTTCGTTCAGCAGTTCGAGCTAAAAACATTATGATGACCGGACCTGCTGGTTGTGGTAAAACTATGGCTGCTAAGGCTTTGGTTAAAGCACTTGACCGTCCTGATTTTTACTTCAACTTAGGAGCAACGCAAGACCCTCGTGCTACTTTGATTGGGAACACTCAGTTCTCCAAAGATAACGGAACTTACTTCTCTGAATCATCGTTTGTGAAAGCAATCAAAACTCCAAACGCTGTGATTCTATTAGATGAGTTATCTCGTGCTCACCCTGATGCTTGGAACATCCTAATGACCGTTTTAGATGGTGGACAACGTTACTTACGTTTGGATGAGGCTGAAGGTTCTCCAATTGTGAAAGTGGCTGAAGGTGTTACTTTCATCGCTACCGCTAACATCGGTAACGAATACACTTCGACTAGAGTTATTGATAGAGCGATTCTTGACCGATTCGTAACCATTGAGATGGATGTTCTAAATGATGAGCAAGAGTTCGGATTGTTGAAGTTTATGTTCCCTGAAGTGAACGAAGAAGATTTAAAAGCTGTGGCTGAAATCGCTCACCACACTCGTACTCAATCGATGAGTGATTCGGGTAAAGTTACAGCAATGGTTTCCACTCGTGCTAGTGTTGAGATGGCTGGATTGATTTATGATGGTTTTGATTTGTTCGAATCAGCTGAGATTTCAATCTTCCCATTCTTCTCTAACGATGGTGGGGTTGATTCTGAACGAACTTATGTTAAACAATTAGTTCAGAAGTATGTGAAGGATGAGGGTGAAGCTCTCTTTACTGAGCAGGAAACCGAAACGAATTCGGAAGATGAGATTCCGATGTTTTAGGGTTACTCAATTACGCTGAGAATGGGGGAGTACTCAACTCCCCTAATCTCTTTTTAATTTAACCAAAACATAAAATATGAAATTACTACAAAAAATAAGTTGGAAGTTTCGAAAACTTCACATTACAATATCACCTCTAATCATCCTAATCAATAACACTTGGGAAGGTTGGGGATTTGATATCTTAAATATTCAAAGTGGATTACGAGAATACTCTTTACTAAAAATGACTTGGGAATTACCCAATGGGGCAGATAAGAAGTTAAAATTTAGTGGAGATGTATTATTCCTCAGAACCCCATCTTTAAAATTATTAGAACAATTGGGGGATTTAGAATTATGGAGTCAATTGAGTAAATCAGAGAAGATACTATTATCCCTATTAAACTTAATATTTCGATAATGAGTAAAGAAACCAAAGATTGGATGCAGAGATTAGTTGAGAACTATCGCATCCCAACTGAAGAAGAGGTTGGTAAAAACACCGAACAACCCAAAATGTTAAAAGAATCGCAATTAAAGAAAATCTTAGAAAGAGATTAATTTGGTTATATCAAATATTATTCGTATATTTACATATAATAATTAAAACCATAAAACATGTCTTACAATCCATTCCGATATTTTACCGAAGGTAAGTATAGAAATAGACCTTTAAAATCAAACGCACCACTTCTATTGAAAATTAGAAATGGGGATTTTGAATACTCTCCTTACTTTTTGGAAGCAGATGATAATATTGAATTGTACGATACGATGTATGATAAATTTATGAAAACATCCAAAATATCAGATATCAATGATAGAAAGGTAGAAGCTCATCAACATGCTAAGATGAAACGAATCAAAGCACAAAAGTTGATGGAAGTTGGTATTAAGGAAGAGGAATTGAGATTACATCAATTACGAATTGAGTTGGAAGCTGAGTTCGGAAAAGATTTGTGGGAAAAATGTTTACAAAAGCAAAGAGGAAAAGGTACAACTGAAGATATGTATTGGTGGTACAAAAAGCAAGTTAAGATGGGAACAACACCATCAGAAATTGCAATAGCATTGGGTAGAACAACAACAAAAGGATTACGATAATGGGTAAACCAATTTTTATTATCAGAGTACCTGGTTATTGGACATCAAACCAAGTGAATGAATCACGAAAGGCAATCCATGGTATGAAAGATTTAAATGAAGATTACCATGTGATTGTCTTACAAGATAACGAAGTAGAATCACCAAGATTCGAATGTTACAATTCACCACATGAACCAGAGAAAATAGAAGAAATAACAAAATTGACCGAACTCTCCATCGAAAGATGTTTGAGAAATGAGGAAGAAAATCGAATAAAAGGATTACGATAATGATTACGGCTTATACAAAAGTTTGGAATACAATCAGAACGGCTCAGTACATTCACTTAACTAATGGTAGTGTACTTAACCTTATAAATAATTTTGGTAATATGTATAGTAAGGATAAGGAGTATACAGAGCTATTATCCATCTATAATGATAAATTAAAAATAACTAAAGAGAGTTAATGAAAAATGGAAATTTCTAAAAGTAGATATGGTGTAGAACGTACAATCGAAAAGATTGATACTAATCGCATTAGAATTATGGGTGAATCTCAGTTTCAGAGAACGGCTCAGAATGACAGTGGAGATATTACAATGTTTGATTTCGAAGGTGGGCCTGTTCTATCGGTAGGTGGAAACATTACTTTCCAAAAGTTAAAATGGAAAATCGAAAAGATTGAACCTGTTCAATCAAAGTTCGAAGGGTTATCGGAATGTATCCTAACAGTATCCCCAGCATATTAAATGATATCCATAGAATCGTTCATAACCGATGATGAGCTAATCAAAAACCCTTTAGTAACTAAAAAGATATTAGAGAGGTTGACTCCATCCCAACAAAAGAAGTTGGATGAGGGTAAGATATTACTCAATCCAGTGAATGGTGATATGATAGTACCAGTAATGACTCAAAATGGGATTGCTAAAATAATAGTAAACATATTCTAATGAAAGAGAATTTTAAGTTCTTCAATGATGAATGGAACGAACCCACCACCAATAAAGATGAGCGTGGAGATTATTATGATACCGATTTTAATGATGGTATTGATGATTACATCCCATTGAAACAAACTATAACATCTATTGAGGATTAGGGGGGATATCTCCTTTACATCGTTTATGGTGGGGGGTGAGTCGAAACCTTGATTTTTTTTTGATAGTTCTATTTCACTATATTTATATTTGAAAGTATAATTATATTAATATGGGAAATAACCTCAACAAAGCCTTATTCGAATTTACCTCCTCATTGGGGATACATCCGAAGTGGGAAAGGGAATTGGTAGAAACGGATTATCATTTACAAACGTATAAGCGTTGGGGGGAATCCAAAGAGATGTGTTCCTATAAGTGTAGAGAATTGTATCTAAACCGAATATCTTATTTAAAGGGATGGATAGAATAGAGTTCAAAAAAAAGTTATGTAAATGGATTATGGAAATCGGTAACAACATTTGGGAAGCAAGAAAGCAGGGTTGGTTTCCGTACTTCCTCCTTATCTTCTTATTCACCAACATCACCTACGGACAATCTACGGAAAAGACTCAAAAACAACGAAAGGTGATAGAAAAGAGAGAACGTTCTACACCCACCAATACAATTCTTCCACCACGTCCACCAAGAGTTAGAGCCTATCGACCTTATTATTACCAACCACAACAATGGGGATACAATCCATATTGGAACCCAAATCGAAGTTGGGATGGTAGAACATACATCCTAACCAACGATACCTCTAAAACATCACCTACACCTCCGCTGAGATTATCCGTTGGGGTCCTGAGTGAGGTAACTACCCAAAATCCAAATACGTTTTCTCCGTATCTTACCATAGGTGGAAAAACTTTCCTCTTAATACAATATCATTATTCCTTACCTAATACCATACCTCATTATGATAACATCTATCCATGGGAGGTAGAAGAGTGGGGAGATTTACCGATGGGAACTCCAAAGGAGAGAAGAGAATTGGTTCTAGCGTTAGGAACGACTCATAAAAGGGTATCACCTTATATAGGAATGGGATTTTATAAGATAAGTGAATGGGATTCATTCTTTGATGAAACTTATATCCTATCATCCAGAAGTGAAGGTGGATTGTATACAATAAATGAAAGAGTGTATAATGGTATATCAGCTAAAGTAGGAATGATATACGGATTTGAGATATGGGAGATACTAACTCAGATATCGATGGGTAGGGAATTACGAATAGGAATAGGGATTGGATTAAAATTATAGAAAAATATGTTTTGTAAAAGTTGTAATGATTTAATGAGTTATATAAATGGTACCAATGGTGGGTACTATTCATGTAGAAAATGCGGTAAAATAGAAATAAAATGAAAAAAGGATTATTAAGTTTAGTAGTAGGATTACTATTTGTATTCACTACTCAAGCACAAGGATTAAGAAAATCGGTTATTATTGAAACTGATATCTTTACAGTAGAATACAATGAGGTATTGGAACAACCTATGTGGGTTGAGTACAAAGTACAATGTCCAAACGGAGATGCTGAAAGACATGGAATGGATTTCTATGAGGTAGATGGAGTACATACTTCAGATGATGATGATTACTCAAAGAATGTTTGGGATAAAGGACATATGGCTCCTGCAGCAGCATTCAATTGTGATAAGGAAACTTTAAAGAAAACTTTTTCGTATTTGAATTCTGCTCTACAACACGAATCTTTGAATAGAGGGATTTGGAATAGGTTAGAAGGATTTGAAAGAAACCTTGCAAACTTCTATGAAGTGAATGTAAGAATTGAAGTTCTATTTGAAGGAGAATGTGAAGTTCTTCCATCAGGTGCAACTGTACCATCTGGGTTTAGAAAGATAATCAGATGGGATGATAGAGAAGAGGTATTCCTATTCCCTAACGCTAATACAAAGGGAACGGATTGGCAAGATTATCACGTAGCTAACTAATACTTATAGTTATGTGGGGAGTTGTATTTTTTGTGGTGTTAGCTCTTTTTGTGTGGTTCACCACAAATGATGAGTAAAAAATAATTAAAGAAAAGGTTGGTATATCCAACCTTTTTTCGTATATTTGTATTTACAAACAAAAAGTTATAAATGATAACACCATTTTCAGTCTTAGATACACGTACAAAGGAGTGGAAGAAGCGTAAGGAACATTGGATTACTACTTATGGTATCCAATCGGAATTAGGTAGAGAGGATACCCAAAGTAAAACTATATTTTGGGATAATCCATCTACTAATGTTTCTATATTTGACCCGGTTTTATGTGAAGTAATGTACGATTGGTTTTCACCAAAGGGTGGAAGTGTATTAGACCCATTTGCTGGAGGTTCGGTTAGAGGAATCGTAGCAGAGGAAATGGGTAGAAGTTATACAGGTATCGATTTATCTGAATCTCAAATCTTAGCCAACAAAGAACAATCAGATAAACCAAATTGGATATTCGGTGATTCTAAAAAGGTAGTATTTGGTTTAGAGGATGAATTTGATTTTGTATTTACGTGTCCACCTTATTATGATTTAGAAGTGTATTCGGATAATAAAAGTGATTTATCTCAAATGAGTGAATCTCAGTTTGATGAATCCTTAGAATCTATATTGTACCAATCCTCAATTAAATTAAAGAACAATCGTTTCTTTGCCATTGTGGTTTCTGAAGTTAGAGAACCATCTACTACGGGAAATTATTCTATTGGAAAGTATAGAGGATTAGTTCACAAAACCATTCAAATGTGTGAGAAGCATGGGTTATCATTCTATAACGATATGATTCTCTTTAATTCACAACACCAAGCATCTCGAGTTGGTAAAACTTACTTTGATAGAAATCGTAAGATACCATCAGTACATCAAAATGTATTGGTATTCGTAAAAGGAAACCCTGATATTGCAACTGAGGAAATCAAAGGTGGTGAACCAATGTGTCAAGTAAATGGTACAAAATACTTGACTTTTCGCCATGCTGCAATTGATATAGACCCAAACAAATTAGTAGCATCTGAAGTAGAGAGAAGGTGTAGGAGTACCAAATCATCGTATAAGGATTGGCAAATCATTGGTGAGGAAACGAAACCTAAAATAAAATATGTTGTGGGAAATATTCCATTTGAATCACCAATACAAATATCTAAGTTGTGTGAGTTAAGTGAAATGGAATGTAGAAATAGAATTGAATCTAACAACCCAATTTATAGACATTGGAAGAAAGTAGATGGTTGGGATATTACTTATGAAGATATGGAATCTATGTGGGAATATGAGATTGTAATGGAATATCCTATAATTAAATGTAATGATATAGAGTTCTATTCGTTAAAAGAAGCTGGTGAATACTTTGGGATATCATCGGAAAGGGTAAGACAGAAAATAAAAGATAGTAAACATTCGGATTGGATTTATTTGTATAAATAAAAATAATTTCGTATATTTGTAGTTAAGTGGTTATTGTAAATGAAATAAAAGAAATAATATGAAGATTTTAGTAACAGGCGGTAATGGATTTATCGGTTCAAATCTAATTAAGAAATTGGTATCCGAAGGACACGATGTGGTATCTTTGGATGATTTATCAACTGGATTGAAAGAGTATGAGGTTGAGGGTTGTAATTATGTATATGGGGATATTGAATCTCTTTTATATTGGAAAGGTGATAACTTTGATTTAGTTTACCACCTCGCAGCATTGGCAAGAATACAACCATCATTCGATGACCCAATGGAAACATTTAGAGTGGATACCAATGGTGTAATGATTGTTGCAGAATGGGCAAGACAAAACAATGTGAAGGTAGTTTATAGTGGTTCATCATCTCGTTGGTGTAACCCTGAAACATCACCATATGCAACTTGTAAGAAGTTAGGTGAGGATATCTTAAAGATGTACCGAACTGCTTATGGTTGTGATTTTGAGATTGCACGATTCTACAATGTATACGGACCAAACGAATTGGTTGATGGAGAATGGGCAGCAGTAATTGGAATTTGGAGAAAGCAAGTTGAAGAAGGTAAACCAATTACCATTATCTCAGATGGAGAACAACGTAGAGATTTCACACACGTAGATGATATTTGTGATGCACTTTACAAAATCGGTACAAGTGATAAGAAGCACGAAGATGCTTGGGAATTGGGTACAGGTATGAACTACTCAATCAATGAAGTGTTCTCATTCTTCAACGAACGATTCGATGGTTTGGAAAAGGTACATCTACCTGATGTAGCTGGAAACTACCGTCAAACTCTAAGAGAGAATGATGATACCTTAGAGAGATTGGATTGGGCACCATCGGATAAATTGAAAGAATATATCCTATCACTATAATGAGTAAAATCATAAATTTATTTGGAGGACCTGGTGCGGGTAAGAGCTCAATCGCTGCTGGTATTACTTACAAACTCAAAAAGAATCACATTGATTGTGACCAACCTTATGAGTTTCCTAAGTTATTAGCATGGGATGAGAACCACTCAGCAATCCAAGACCAACTCTATGTTCTTGCAAATCAACATAGGGGTATTGTAAAGAGTTACGGAAAGGTGGATTACATTGTATTGGATTCACCTATCCTACTCTCTTTAACATATCGTAACTATTATAAGGGTACCGATTATCCATCAAATTTATATGGTGAAACGTTTGATACGATGGTATTGGATATATTCAATCAGTACGATAATATCAATATAGTATTAGAAAGAGCTGATGGTAAGCATAATGATGATGAGAGATATCAGAATTTAGAAGAATCCAAAGAATTGGATAAGGTGATAATGAATAGTTTAATTGATAACAACATACCATATCACACCATAAAGGTAGGTGAAAATACAGTTAACGATATCATTAAATTAATCGTAAATAATGAAAAGCGATAAACGTTGGAATAAAGAAATGAAACGATATAGAATTCTTCAGCATGAATTAAGGGGAGAATCGGTTTATATCGTTGAGTGGAATGATAAGTGGCTATTTGGGGTTTGGGGTAGGTGGCATCCTAAATTCCAAACCACATCATTAGAAGATGCAATTAAAAAAATACATAGATTAGTTACACTTAAAACAAATAAATGAGAGTAATAGTTACTGGTGGTTGTGGGTTTATAGGCTCATCGTTTGTAAACTACCTAAGAAAGAATGTTGATTGTGAGATAGTTGTTATAGATAAATTAACATATGCAGCTGACCCATTCTCAATACCGGCTGATGTTGAACTTATCCAAAGGGATATTTGTGATATTACGTTGGATGATATTGGATACGCAGATTATATCGTAAACTTTGCAGCAGAATCTCATGTGGATAACTCCATTTCAAATGGATTACCTTTTGTGAAAACAAATGTTGAAGGTACATTTAATATGTTGGAAGTTGCAAATAAGATACCACATCTAAAGAAGTTCATTCAGATTTCTACTGATGAAGTGTATGGTGATATGGATAGTAGAGGATTAGCATCTGCTACCGAACAAACATCATTACAACCATCATCGTATTATTCATCTACCAAAGCATCAGCAGACCATTTGGTTGAATCAGCTGGTAGAACATTTGGTTTACCATATCTAATCACCAGAACTTGTAACAACTATGGTGTACATCAACATAAAGAAAAGTTCCTACCCACAATAGCTCGTTCTATTGAGAGTGGTAATCCAATTCCACTTTATGGCGATGGAGCTCAAATTAGAGAATGGATTTGGGTAGAAGATAATGTTAAATTGATTTACGATTTAATGATATCGCAAATCGGAATATGGAATATTGGTAGTGGGGATAGTTGGACTAATAAGGATATCATAACTATGGTTGGTGATATATTGAATAAAGATGTTAAGTATAATCATACTGAAGATAGATTAGGGCATGATAGAAGATATACTGTTAATACTGAAAAATTGGAGTATTATAAACAAACCTTTAACTTAACCACCAAAACTTTAGAAAAATATCTTACCGAAAAATTTGGTTAATTCAATTATTTTTCTTATATTAGGCTTGTAATTGATTAAAACCCTAAGATATGAAAGTAATTGGAACTAAGTACGGAATCGAAATCACTAAGCCTTGGAATAAGGAAATGTATAACCACAATGATTTGGTTGCTAAACTAATCAAAGCTAGTTTATCTGATACATTAGAAGAACTATACAAAGGTGGTGATATGGATGAATTGAACAAATTCGCTAAAGTAATTGGAACTGGTTATGGTTTCGGATTTGATTTGGATTCTATGTACGAAGGTATTTGTGGTGATTTAGAATACCTACCAAACTATCAGATGGCTGATGATTTGGATTACTATGTGAGTAAAGGATTCATTAAAGAACCTAAGTTTAATTTTGTAGGATACACTAAATAAATTATAAGTTATGAGTTTAAGAGATACAGTAAAAGATTGGTTGAGTGAAGGTAGGGAATTTAAAGTTAAAAACCCTATGTGTTCAAAGAGATTGGTTATCAAAAACCTAAATCAGATTAAAGAATTATTAGAAGAAGATTCTCCTTATATCGCAAAAGAAAGAATTAAATTTCTTATTGATGATATTGATAATGGAAACTTAGATGCAGGTAAATTGTAAATATAAATGGAATTAATAATATATTTCGGATTTTACCTTTTAGTTTCAGCATTGTTTATAATTTATTCAATACTAGATGCACCTGTATGTGATGAGAATGGTAACAAAATCGAAAATTCAAAATTAGAAAAAATGAAGAGATACAACAATTTAGATATTTTCAAAGGTAGAACCAAAGAATGGGATTCTGAAAAAGGGAAGTTTAGACAATATAGAAGTACTCAAGGTAAGAATCCTAAACAAATTGAAGATTCGAGTAAGATAATCGCATATGCATGTATTGGTGTATTGATTATATTAATTGGTTATGGTATATTAAATTCGATTTATGGATTATTGGAATAACTTTACATACTTCTTTAGAAGAAAATATAGACAGATTCAACGAGTGATTGATTTCCTACCTATGATTTGGAATGGGTTTGATTTTGATTACAAATATTCTATTGAACTTTTCAAAAAACAATTGGAAAGACAGGCTAAACATTTAGAATCGGATAGAGCCCATACCTTATCAGCTCCAATCAATGCTCAGAAAATAAGAACAGCAATCCGATTAATGGATAAAGTTTACGATGAGGAATATGCAAGTGAGTATATGGCTCAGATTGATAAATTATATGGTACAACTCACTATGATTTTGTAGATGTGGGTGAAGTATCTAAACGAACTGGTGAAGAGTTGTATGAAATGAAAGTTTGGAACGAAAATGCAGTTGATGAACAACATCAAAAAGAAATTGATGAGGTTCGAAGAGAGATGATGATTCATTCATTTGATAAACAAAAGAGAGCACATAAACTCTTATGGGATTTTATAGAACATAATATTCAAAGATGGTGGGACTAATATGGGAAATCTAAATCAGCAAATACCGGTTGTAGTTACCTACAAAAAACGAAAGTATGGTAAAGTGTATCTTGAAGTATTCCGTACCATTAGATTGGATGATATTATAGATGCTAACAAAAGAAAACCAGCTATCCCACATAACTATGAGATATTGGATATTGGTGTTGGTGAAGCATTTATAGAACGTTATACGAAGAAATATAAATTGAAATAAGTTATGATTAGACGATTAAAAATTAAATTAGCAAGATGGATATTAGGTAACCATTGTTTATGCTATCAATGTGGTTATCATAAATTATGTGATTATTCAAAACGTAAAATATAAGATATGACAGAAAGTGAAAAGTTTTTAGATAAAATACTTACGTATGTTGACGATAGTGATAAGCATTGGTTTAAGTGCCATAAAGCAGACATAAAGGCTTATGCAAAAATATACCATAAAGAGCAATTAAATTTATGTGGTGTTAGCCAACAACGTGAACTGTAAAAATTAATAATTAAACAATAAAGATATGGGTAAATCCAAAAATACCACACAATATCCTATGTTGAATAGGATACTTAAAATTTTTGTGTTAGATAAAAAGCTGACTCCATTAGAACGATTGGGAAATCGTTTGGGTTATATGGGTACATCATTTATTATGATGTCTCCTTATTTACTAAAATATGATTCATTAGGTGCATGGACTTACTTAGTTGGAGCTGTACTTTCACTACCACAAGTATGGATAGCAAAGCAATGGAATTTAGTAATAGTTAATTTCAACTTACTTTTGGGATATGGACTTTATTTATACAACGAATTTTATTAGGTTATGAGTACTTATAAACATGCATTATTAATTTCAATATTAGGTATCTATTTTTTACAATTCAATGGAATCCTATGGGGATTTGTGGGTGGTATGATGATTGGTGTAGGGTTAGTATTAGCAAGAGAATCAGGTAAAGAAGATAGTTTATGAAATGGGTAGATAAAATTTACATTATATCTTTAGATTCAGCAACAATTCGTAGAGATACTATTAAGAATGATTTATTATCTGCTGGATTTGATGAAAATAAGATAGAATGGGTAAGTGCAATAGATGGTAATACATTGGATATTAATCAACTTTTGTTAGATGGTACTATTAGTTCTAAGTATAGAGATTATAGTGGAGTTTTGAGTAAATCAATATATGGATGTGCATTATCACATCAAAATATTTACAAAGATTTTTTAAAACAAAGTGATATGGAAACTGCATTGATATTGGAAGATGATGCAAGTTTGACACATACTGCTCTTAGAACATTTATCGGAAATACACCTGCATATGATTATTTTTTAGAGGATACTAAAAATATTGATTGGGATGTGATTCAATTGGGACAAGTAAGTAAACATATGAATCAGATAGATGATGATTCTATTGATACTAAAATCTTAAAAAAGATGAAAATGCCAACAACCGAATGGGCTGCACATTCATATATTATTAATAAGAGGGGTGCTAGTAAATTGATTGAAAATAACACACCAATTCAGTTTGCAGCAGATACAAATATCCATACATCAGATACCAACGTATATTGCCCACCTGTTTCTTATTTTTTACAAAAAAATGGTAATCATCATAGTTGGATGATTGGACACTTATCATCTAAATTTGCTAAACATATATTATATGAAACCGATGAATTTGATTTACAATATCAATCGAAAACATATTATGGTGATTTAATTAAAAAAGAAGAACATTTATCAAAACCCATTTTTGAATTAGGATTATCAAGAGCAATAGATTATGAAAAAGTTACATTTGAATCTTTTGAAATTGCAAATGGTGATGTTCTTACAGATTGGTTAACGATATATTTAAAGGAAGAAAACTTATGATAGGTGGAGTACAACCAAAATTAGTAGTTTCCTTTGATGAAGATGGAAACCTACAATTAGACCCGTTACAAGCTGAATTGTTGGGAATCGTTGAAAATGAATTTCATTGGAAACTCATCAGAGAAAGAGATGGATTACTTAAACAATCCAAAGATATTAAATGGTTAGAGTGGAATGCGGATGGTACATACAAAAAAACACATCCACTACCAGCGCCTGGTCTTTCCTTAATGATGTCTCCATTCAATCAATTCTTTACTTGGCAAACCACAACCATCACCGAAATTGTGGAACAACGAGATGATTATATTAAGTTCAAAACTGAAAATAGTAATTATGAATTATTTAAGTATTAGAAACAAAGATAACGAAATCATACACCATAAGGTTAACAGAGAAATCTTTGAT